AGGTACAGATGAAATTGCAAATGATGCTGTTACATATGCTAAGATACAAAACGTATCTGCTACAGATAGAATACTAGGGAGAGACTCAGCAAGTGCAGGAGTAATTGAAGAGATTACACCAGCTAATCTACGTACAATGATTAACGTAGAAGATGGTGCTACTGCTGACCAGAGCAACGCAGAGATAGTTGCTGCTGTTGAAGCTGGTTCAGATTCAAATACTTTTACTGATGCTGACCATAGTAAACTAAATGGTATAGCAGCTAGTGCTAACGCATATGTACATCCTAACCATAGTGGTGAGGTTACATCCACAGCAGACGGAGCTACAGTAATAGCAGATAATATAGTAGATGAAGCAAACTTAAAAGTATCTAATGCTCCTTCTAATGGATATATGTTAACAGCACAAAGTGGTGATACAGGTGGTTTAACCTGGGCAGCTGCAGGTGGTGGTACAAATACTGCAAGTTATAATGGAATAATAAATGGAGATTTTACATGTTGGCAAAGAGGGACAGCATTTAGAGCTGGAAATAATGATGATGACACTTGCACGGCATCTAGGTGGGTACTTCTGTCAGATGGAAATGATATCGTTGATGTTGTTCGTTCAGCTGGTGATGTAGATAGTTCATTCTATTCTATTGGATTAGATGTAGAAACAGTGGATAAGAAATTTGGTATAGTACAAATAATAGAAAATATAAATACTGGAGCTCTTGGAGGTAAAGGAACTACTCCTGTAAGTCTTTCATTTAAGGCAAAGGTTGCTGGTGGTGGAAAACTGGATAACGTCAAAGCTGCAGTAATAGCATGGAGTGGCACAGCGGATAGTGTAACAAGTGATGTAGTAAGTGCTTGGAACGCAGAAGGCACTGCTCCAACATTAGCCACTAACTGGACTTACGAAAATACAGCAGCAAATTTAAGTGTAACAACTTCATTTGCAGATTACAAAATAGAAAATATATCAGTAGATACTTCTAGCACAAATAATGTTGCAGTCTTTATTTGGTCAGATGTAACAGACACAGACGCAGGTGATTTCTTATACATTACAGATGTACAGTTAGAACCTGGTGCAACAGCAAATGATTTCAAACGGGAAACTCATGATGCAACACTATCAAAATGTCAAAGATATTACCATAAAGGGCAGTATGCTTTTATGACATCAAGTGCTACAACATGTGTATTTAATATTAACTTTCCAACTACTATGAGAACAAGTCCAACTATATCACATGAGTATGCCGAGGGTGGAACAGCTAATGATTTATATAATATAGCTAGTGCTGCTACACCAACTTTTGTTCCTAATGGGAGTTTTGGAGATGTCAATGGATATAGGTTTGCGTATGATTTTGATGCAGGTCTTACAGCAGATGATGCATACCAAGCTTACTTTTACTTTGAGGCGGAGTTATAAATGATTGAAACAGTAGTAAACATGAGAGATGCAAATAACACTTTAACAGGTTATTTAATGAATGGTAATAAGTATGTACCACTAGACCCAACAAACAGAGATTACCGCAGAATACAAGAATGGGTAGCAGCAGGTAATACAATAACGGAGGCAGACTAATGGCAGTAGTTTCAGTACAGAATGGAAGTATTACTACTGATGGTAGTGAGCAAACAATAGGCTCAGCTATCACAGATGATGCAGCATATACAGGTTATTTAGATATGACTAACAATGCTAGTGGTGATACTATAGTAATTAAAATTAAAGTTAGGATTGCTGGTAGTGATGACAGAGTAATGATTAAAGATACATTTACGGGTGCACAGGATGAACCGTTGTATCATTTTCCACCAATAACAAGTACAGAAAACTTTACTTGGTCAATAGAAAAAACAGGTGGAACAAACAGAGCGTATACCTACAGAGTATACAAGGTGGAGTAGATGGCACTAGGAAGTTTTGCTGGTAGCTTTTCATTTTCAGCTGCTGGTCACATACATACATTTTTACCTGACAGGATAACAGTCGGAGCTCTTACAGGTATATCAGATGCAATAACCTTGGGTACACCAATAGGTAAACTCCAGGCTAGTAACACAGGGTTATCAGACTCGTTTGTATTTGGTACACAAGTATCCAAGTTACAGGCAAACACTACGGGATTGTCAGACCCTACAGTATTTGGTACACAAAAATGTACATTACAAGCAAACTGCACAGGACTGGCAGATGCTATAACAATAGGCACTTCGTTTGTAGTATTCAAAGATTGGTCTGTAGTAGTAGCACCTACAAGCACAGACATGGCAGTAGTAACAGCAGCATCTAGTAGTGATTTTACTGAAGTAAGTAATGAGGGAAGTTTATGAAACGATTTATAAAAGATTTATCTGGTGGCGTAAATTTAGTAAGACCTCCACATTTAATAGATGATAACCAAGTATCTGTTGCTAACAATTGTGTGTTCAGAGCGGGTAAATGGACTAAAAGAGATGGGTATGAAACTTTAACAGCTACAGGAGATTCAACTTCAGTTATTGAAGTATTTGATTTTATTAGATATGACGGCACAACTAAACAATATGCTGCAACCTTAAATAATATATATGAATGGAATGGAAGTAGTTACACAGCTAGATTATCTGCAGGAACAAACAGAACAAGCATTCAAAAAGTTTTTGCAACTGAAATAGGTAATGCAGTTTATGTAGCAGATGGGGTAAACGCTATAGCTTCAGCTACTACAGGAGCGTTTGGTAATGTGTCTTGGGAAACAAGTAGTTCTGCTAGAGTAATTACAACAGCTCACATTATATTAGCATTTAACTCAAGATTATTATTATTTAATGTAACAGATGGTACGGATGGGGAAGTTCCTTTCCGAGTTTTATATACTGATGTAGGAAATTATGACAGAGTAGCCAATGGTAATTTTATAGATTTAGATTATTCAGGTGCTCCCATTGTCACAGCAAAACAACTAGGTCAAAACTTTATAGCCGTATATAAAAGTGACAGTATTGTTACATTACAAGACCAAGGTTCGCCATTATTTTTTGTACCTAAGAACAGACAGACTGTAGGTATTATAGGACCTAAAGCTGTAACTAACGTACCAAACGGGCATGTCTTTGTAAGTAATGATGGTATTTATTTATTTAATGGAGGACAGTTAGTTTCTATTGCAGACAATTCAGTTGTAAGCGAATTGTTTGATAACTTAAATTATACGTACAAAGATAATATATATTGTTGGACTGACCAGAAAAACCGAGAAGTTATTATACATTACCCAACAGGAAGTAATCAAGAACCAGACAGTGCAATTGTGTGGAACTATCAATACAACGTATGGAGTACTTGGACTTTTGCTGCTTATGCAGGATTTTATAAATATAGAACTGTAACAACTCCTGAAGTGTATTTTGGTTCTTCGTCTGGAATAGTAAAGAAAAGAGATACATCAGGAACAGATGGCAGTACAGCAATTACTACTACCTTAGCAACTAAAGCATACCACGGAACTTACGGATTAAAAAGTCCGTTAGCACAAGACCCTGACAGCGATTACGTACAAGTAGCTAGAGTACAAACTGATGCAACTCCAGCTAGTACAACTATATCAGTAGGCACATCTGACCTTGGTACAGATACTCCAACGTATGTTAATGAAACTATTACCGATGTAGATGGTAAAGCACCCAAAGCAGATTTTAATGAGTTCGGTAGATACATTACAATTAAGGCTACAAACTTTACGAGCATATCAGAGTTTGTATGTGAGTTAGAAGATGGAGGAGATAGTTAATGGCTTATTCTAAGTTTGATGACATAGCATTACCTGTTCCGCCTGTTCTGGTAAAAAAAGATTATCTGAATTACATATCAGAAAAATTACCTACATTTTTAAGTTCACAATACTTAGCATTATTAGATTTAATTACTTCATTACAAACAGAGTTTATAGTAAAGAACGAACAAATATTTGATTTAAGTGCAGAAAAAATTTCAGAGAACACGCAGTTTCTTAACAATGTATATGTAGGAGCAGAAAGTAAAATTGCATTAGATGGTCCAAATAATAATATAACAATTAAGGATTCACAAGGTACGCCACAAACTAGAGTTAAAATTGGTAAGCTCGGTAGTGGTACAAACAATTATGGTATTCAAGTAGCTGACGCAGCTGGTACAGTTAAATTCCAAACAGGTGCACTTACGTTTATAGATGGTGGAATTATATCTGCTAACACAGTTACAGCTACACAGATAGCTGCTAATACTATAACAGCAGACCAGATAGCAGCAAACGCTGTAACAGCAGATGAAATACAAGCAACTACATTATCTGCTATAACTGCAGATTTAGGAACAATTACTGCTGGAACTATAGCAGGTGTTACTATGACTGCAAACACATTTAGGACTGCAGCAAGTGGAGCAAGATTACAATTTACAACAACAGGTATCGATTCTTTTACAGCAGATGGAACACAAGTAATTAATATTGATAATGACGGTAAATTTAGGTTTGGTCCTGCTGATGGAAATAATATTTACTGGGACAATTCAGAATTAGCAATAACAGGAACTCTTATTACTACCAGCAACATAATAGAAGGAGCTGCAACTAATCATACTAAAGCTACTATGACTCAAGTATCTACAGATGGGGGTTATACGTTAAATGGAGATAATAGCTCAATTAGCGGTTTCAAGAAAGGCGGTACAATTAGTGCCAATTCCCAAGAAGTAGCAAGTTTAACTTTAAGTACATTAGGTCGAGATGTTATGATTTTCTTTAATCCAACTATTACCGGTACTGATGTTCCAGCGTATAATGGTGTTGCTATTTTTGGTACAATGGCTGGGGTATTAAAAATTAAAAAAGGAAGCACAGTATTATCACAAGGAAATATTTTTTCCTTAGATGGTACAAATTTTTGTGGCGGTTCAATTACTGCAATTGATGAAAGTCCTAACGGTAGTTTATCTAGTGCCGCAAATACAACGTATTCGTGTGAGTTATCAATAACAAATTTTAGCACTGCCGAAGTAGACGCTAGTGTAGGAGAAAATAAAAAAGCTGTAACAATAGGTGGAACTGCTGTTGCAATAGAGTTGAGGGTATAAAATGGAATGTCAATGCAGTAAAAAACAAGATAGATTAAAAGAAGTAGAAGAGCTTGAAAAACAATTTGAACAAGCTAAATCTACAGTAGCTTATTTGCAAGGAGCAATAATTACATATCGCAAATTATTAAAGTGTGAATGTACAGAGGAATGTGAATGCAAAAAATAGATGTGTTTGAAGAGTATATAAATAATTATATGGAAGAAGTTAATCCTGCACAAACTAAAGAAATTATTATGCAAGGTTTAGTGTGGCATATATTAACTGAAAAAGGATTAGGGTCAAAACCATTTGGTATTATTGGATATCGTATGGTCACAGATGACAATAAAACCTTTCATATATTAATTGAAATTTTATATATAGCAAAAACACACAGAGGTAAAACAAAATTTTGGGTAAGAAAAATATTAGACTTTTGTAAAAAACATAGTAATAAAAAAGTACAATTACAAATTGATACAAGAACTACAAAATTAATAGAAAAATTATTTAACAAAAAACCCTCTCTGTCAATATTTAATTTAGACACAGATGAGGTAGGAGAGAAATATTATGGGTGGAGGTAGCAAATCACGAAGTTCATCAAAAAGTGTACAAGGACCTAGTAGTACTCAATCATTTTACGGTAACTTAAGTAAGATGTTTACTACAGGTACACCTGAGTCATCAGACCTTGGAGGCACTTATTACAACCCAGCAACAGGAGTACTTGAAACTAAAAAAGGAGTTACTCCAGACCCTGACAAAGAAGGAATGGGTATGCATAAAGGGCATAAAAGTTATAAGAATTATATTGAAGGGATGGGCATACAACGACTAGCAGATGGGCGTTTGTTTGTACCTGAAAATCTGACTAGAGAAGAAGGCAATACAGTTCTTGAAGATTTACAAGCAGGTATTGACTCTGGTAAAAGTGATATAGATTTAGGTATTACTAACTTTGGTGGAGACATCATGGAAAAATATGGGTTTGAGCAAATGGAATACAACAGTTTTTTTGATGCATACACCGAAGGTACATTAGATTCTACATCGCAAGGAATTGTAGACAGAGCTAACGCTATGATTAATACTCCGTCATCTACAGCTAGTGACCAGATAAATCAAATATATGAACAAGCAGGAGCTAACACAGCTTTTTCAATACGAGACCCGGCATTGTTTACAGATGTGGTTACACAGATTACAGAGGATTTACCCCAACCAATGATTGATTTTATTAATGATTTGTTAGTAGACAGTAGTTCAGCCACAATAGAACAAGAGTTAGATAACTTTGCTAACAGTTTAACTGTAGCAGCAGAAGAAAGAGGAGACGAGTTCTTAGAACAAACAATGTCTAAGTTTGCATCAGAGCTTGGAACAACTAGTTCGGGAGCTGTTATGAATGCAGTAAAAGAAGGAGCAATTGAATTAGCAAAAGAAATTAATACACAGGTAACGGCAGCTAGATTACAGTTCTTAGATACTGCACTTAAAGCACAACAAACAGGTGTAGAAGTTTTGAATACTTTGTTTGGTACAGCTCAGGCACAACAATCTATGCAATTAAGTAAAGATATAAAAGAAATAGAATTAGAAGCAACAAGACAAAATGTAAAAATACAATCACACGTTGCATTACAACGAGACTTAAATGGATACTTAATGAATCAGTTAGGTCTAACTATGGAAGAGTATAGACTTGAACAACAATCAAGGATACAAAAAGTACAGTTCTTCCAAAACTACATAAAAGAACTAGCAACACGAGGACCAGGAGTAGGTTACCAAGAAAGTAGAAGTAGTCAATCTACTGGTGCATTCCAAGTAGGATTAGATATAGGGACGTTAGCCTTAGCAGCAGCTACGTATGCGAGTAACCCTGCGGGAAAGTACCAAGTCCTCAGTTCCAACTTAGTGGAGTTGGGGGCAAAAACGGTGTCGCAAACTTGGCATCTCAATTGGCAAGAGGAAATTACACTTCAGGAAATTAAAGTAACAACTACACCACCTCCAGTGTATGAATTTAATTATTATAAAAAACCAGGTAGATATAGAGGAGTTATGGCAACAGAAGCTCCTTGGTATTCTGTGTATAGAACAAAAGACGGAGACCTAGAAGTAGACTATAACAAATTGCTTATAGACTTTGAACGTATAGGATAGGAGACATTATGACAGTAAAAATAACATTAGGAAATTTACCCACACCAGAACAAATAGCTGCGGCTAGACGTAATAAAACATCACGAGTGATGGGAAACGAATTTACAGATACTTTAGGTAAAATGTTTTCAACTCCAGCACCAGAAGGTAAAGTTTCAAAAACTTTTGGAGAGCTAAAAGGTAAACTACCAAAAACTGATTTAGATAAACTAAGTACACCTGTCAAAATGTTTGATTCAAAGTTAAGTACTAACATAGATACTGGTAATGTTACAGCAGATTTAGCTTTAATAAAAGAACGAGACGCTTATGAAAACTTAACAGATTCTACTCAAATAGATTATAATAAAATGTCAACTAGCTCTAATGATATGATACGAAAAAATGCAATAGCATTACAAAACGATTTAAATAATGGCAAAATTACAGCTACAGAGTTTGCACTGCGTATCCAACAAAATAAAAAAGATGTTCTTAATCTAGGTGGTTTTGGATTTAACGAACTACCTCACCAAAAAGAGTCACTAAATGTTAATACAAAAAACTTAAAGAGATTTTACACAACATCAAGCAAGTCAACATTTACACCAACAGGAGCTGACGGAAAGGGAAATTACGAGAACAGCCAAGTAAGTGATTCTATGATTAATAGTGTCGGTTTCAAAGCCTTCGAAACTAGCATGTTAAAACGAAGTTTTGACTTAGACGATGCTGCACAGTTTAGGGGAGATGAACCAGTTTCCGCAGCAGCTAGAGTTGGAGCAGGAGGGTTATTTGGATTAGCCGTAGCTGGTTATGAAGAAATTTTTGGAGAAAGAGATACTTACAAAATAAGTTCATTTAATGCTGACGCTCCGATATATCTTAATGGAATGATACTAGGTTTACACCAACTAGACTCAGGTGGAGAAGCGTATATGGGTTCGGAAAGCATAATGAGTGCATACGGATTTCAAGGACAAGATATCTTAAACAGTATTAAACAGGGCATAAAACAAGATTTACAAAAATCATTATTAACAACTCCTAATTACACTAGTTTATCTGAGAAACAACAAGAAATAAAATTAGAAGAATTAACTGACAACACATATAATACGTTACTAGACCAAGCTAAAGAGATTAAATCTAGTGACCCTAAATCAGCTGAGTATGCTACATCTATGTTAGAAAAAAATCAAAACTTAATAGAAATAGAAAAAACTGTTAAAGAAATGACGTACTCTTCTTTTTCTACTAACTATGCAATAAACCAAGATGTAGAAAACTTTGAGAATTATTTTAGGACTAAGATAAAGACGGCTTTTGGTGGAGAAATTCCTGCTGAATTAACTGGAATTATTTCCCAACTTGATGATGTATACGTAAAGGGAATCATTGGTTTAGGCGGACAAGCAGGTAACGCAGACGAACTTAACATTTTTATACGTACGTTAGCTCCAATTAATAAACATGTAATTAGTATGTTAGCAGAACAAGAAAAAATAAAT